CCACAGGGCAGTTTCCATTGCGTAGTCAGTCTCAACCAGCGAAGGGTTCTCCATAACTTCAGGCAAACGCATATCAGAGGCAAATGAGCGGTAGTTGTCCTTGCCTGTCAACTGCAAGAAACCACGGCCAATCCAGATGTGGCCCTCGCCTTCTCCGTTGCCCATGCGACCAGAGTAAACCTTGTCAGCCAGAGCCTTGGGGTTACGGGCGTAGGGTGCAGCCTCAGCCACACTCTTGAACCGAGAGGGCCAGACCTTGCACATAGTCTCAGCGGAATAATTGAGATTTTCACGGGTGATTTTTAGGCCCCCGCTCTCATGGCTTGCTTGCCCGAGCAGGTGAGCACCACGTTCAGCAGAGAGCTTAAAATGCTTAGCAATAGCTCGTGCCGTGTTAGGCCCAAAGGAGCCATCAGCGACGACACCACACTTCTCTTGCAGCTTCTTCATAGCGTCAGACATTACGTTTACAGGCTCTCTATTTGTCGTTACATTCTTGTGCAGGCGGCTCATCGTCTCCACCCTTGTTGCGGTTGTTCCCAGCGGCTAGAACGCCACCCAGCGCACCCACTAGGAACGACGTAATAGGGGTCAGAATTGAGAACAGTGCTCTGTCGTTTTCACTCGACTCTCCCAAAGGCTGAGTTACGAACACCAAAGAGTAGAGGATGATAAAGATACTGATGCCAAGGATTAGGGTCAGGGATACCCCTACGAAGTAACGTAGCTTGGCCTCTAGGTATTCAGGGTCAGTCTTTTTCATTCTGATGTTCCCGTTAGGTCAGTGGCGCACATTCGAGTACGAAGGCAAATAGGAGGTTGGCATTCAGGGGTGTCGAAATGGGAGGGCGACTGACATTCATAACGGTAGAAGCCATCACCGCTAAAGTAAAAAAGTACACCAATGGCAATGACAGACGCAGGCCATATCCAATGCTCTAGTACCATCTTACCACCTCTCCAGATAACGACCCCAGAAGTACAGACCAAAGCCAGCAATAACGCTTGTTGCTAAGATAATACCTGTCCAGAGTGCAGCCTCTAGGATACCTTCGATTAACTCTTTACGACGATAGACCTGCTCACGCTGTTGCTCTCGCACCCGGCGCTCAATAGCCTGAAACTCCAGCCAAGCATCGTTGCCGTAAGTGTAACTAATAAGCTGACGCAACTCTTTGCGTTGCTGTTCGCACTGCTTCTGCGCGGCGAAAATATCGATGGCACTTTTCTGAGTGTCCTTACCGAACAACGTCTTGAAGACACCCGGTGGTTCATTAGCTTTCTCAGCAGCGTAAGCAATATCAGAGACAGCTTTACCCCACTCCGAGAGTTGAGATGCCATGTCTTGGATTTCACGACCAGCAGCAATGCCCTGCTTAAGCATTGAGAAGGCTTTGCTTCCAACGCTGATTGCCATGCCAATGCTAACTGGGTCGAACATTTACAAGCTCCAGAGCATCTCAGGTGTCGTCACAGCACCGCGATGATAAAGGCCAAGAGTTCAGAATAGCGCACACCCATGAGGCTCTTCTCCTCGCCAGTTTGTTCGTCAGTCCAAGTGCTGTTAATGAACATGCCATAGCGGCCAGCGTCCAGACCTTCAGCCGTAAAAGCATCTTGCAAGTCTTGCGCGATAATACCGAAGTGAATGCGGGCGTCTTCGCCTTTTTTGGCTATAGCCGACTTCAAGCGATACTTCCGCAGAAGGCCCTTACAAGCAACAGCCACGCGCCGTTCAGCATCGTTGAGTTCTTCGATGTCCTGCTTTTCGGTGCGGTCGGAGGTGTTGATCGTGCCGACAGTGGCGAAGACGGTGTCCCATCTGTTTCCGCTGTTCCCAAGATCAATAGCACCTGAACGTCCTATTCCAGCCGTCCCGCTTGGAACTATAGCATCTCCACTCGGAAAAAAGGTAAGAGTGGTGTCGCCGCTGCCAACATAAAGAGTGCCTACGCTGGCACTGCCAATAGCCCCCACCGAAGTGCCATCTCTAAGAAAATCAACAATAGTACCATCAGTAGACAATCTGTTGAGGTTTAGAACGTCGCCACCACTCCGAGTAATTCGTGTTAAACCA